TCTAATAGCTATGTCTTCTATGGAAATTTAAAAAGACCCTTTACAGTATTGACATGGTTGTGTCCAAAGTCAATACCATCTACTGCATCTGGATCATCACCTAAAGAAGGAACTGCAGGATATCTTTTTTATCAGAACAATGAAGGATATAATTTCAGAAGCATGGATACTTTAATGCCTGGAAAGGAACAGCAAATCGAGACCTACAGATATGAAGGTAAGGTCAGAGATCCTGGACTAGTTGAAAATAACTTCAAGGTTGTAACAATGCCAGTCTTTGAAAAGAATGTCAATGTAATGGAGAATTTGAGAATTGGAATGTATTCTACTGTAAACTATTTCTTTGATGTGAATGAAAGAGTATTTAAGGCATACAATTATAACCTCAAAGAGAGTTATAAAATGATGGGAAATTCATCATCTAAAAATACTCCACCACCATTACCAATGGATTTGGATTCTGGAAACCATCCATCTAGATTGATGGTAAGGATCCTTGATAATTTTTCTTCAGACCCTGCTGAACTTCCACCTGATCAAATAAATATATCTAAAGATAATACTCCTTTATATCAAGCAGCATCCATAGCCAGATATAATTTGGCATTCTCACAGAAATTAAATATTACTGTTCCTTTAAATTTAAACTTAACTGTTGGTAAAGTGATTAAATTAGACTTTGGCGTATCATCTCTATATGAAGAAACTAAAGGGACCAAAGATGAGCAGAAGTCAGGATACTATTTGATTAAAGAATTATCTCATGTATTTGATAAGAACCAGGGATTTACTGGTCTAAAACTAATTAGAGATTCTTATGGAGCTCCATCAAAATGACTAACATTAAAGATCACATTCAAAAAGATAAAGATGAACTCATTGATCCTATGATTTCATCTCAAAGACGTAGACATGTTGAAGAAGAATTAGATTCTTTAGAAAAGTATCATGCAAATCATCCTGAAGATGAACATGATCCTAGTGCATTAGAATTGTATTGTGATGCAAATCCAGATGCTTTAGAGTGTAAGGTATACGACGTATGATGCTTGAACAATCCCTAATTAGTCCCAACTTTTTAGGTAAAGAATCCTTCAGATGGTTTATTGGGGTTTGTACAAAGTATAGTAAAATTACTGAAGGTGGATATAAAGTAAAGGTAAGAATTGTAGGTTATCATCCTGATGTTGCAAGTGTAATCAAGGATGAGGAACTTCCATGGGCTCATGTTTTAGTTCCTTTAAACATGGGATCTGGAACTGGTGCAACTGGAATTAGTTACAATGCTAGGGGTGGTGAGCATGTAATTGGGTTCTTCATGGATGGTGATAATGGTCAACAACCAGTCATCATTGGATCATTATTTACTGGAAGTGAGATTCAGTTTCCAAATACTTGGGACAAAGGAACTAATAACTTTAGTGGATTTAAACAAAAAACAAAACCTCTTAGTTCCTTGACTAAGAGTGCTAAAACTGGAACTGGAAACCCATCTTCAACTGGTATTGCAAAACCAGCAGGCACAATACAAAATGCAAAAGGAGAAGATGAACAAACTCAAGGATCAGCAAAGACTGGTGATAATGGTCAAGTCATAAACATTCCACCTGTATGTCAAAATTCAGGTTCAACTTACTCTGGAATTTTACAGGCACTAAGAGATTTTATAAAAACATTAAACACAATTAATCAAGTAACATCTATAGTCAGTGGTGTTACTAATGCAGTTGCTAATCTTCCATCTCTAATACAAGATGTTGCTTCTGCTCTTACTGATTTATTTTCAAAATATTGTAAGAAAATTAGAGATTATATTAATGCAAAAATTTATAAACTTCTGGCAGACTTTTTCAATAAAATTTTGCCAAAAGATATTAAAGTATTCAAACAACTTATAGTAGACAAAGCAATTGATAATATTTGGTGTATTTTTGATAAAATTATAAAAGGATTGTCAGAATTTATCATAAAATTTTTAACCACTATTGTAGATAAAGTTATTAGCATTCCATTGTGTGCAGCAGAATCATTTGTTGGCAGTCTTCTTTCTACAGTCACTGCACAAATAACAGAAGCAATAGGACCTGCATTAAGTGAAATTACCTCAGCTATTGGAGGAGTGATTGGACCAATTAGTTCTTTTGTATCTCAGGCACTTGGGTATGCAAATGCAGCACTTTCTTTCTTAAGTTGTGAACTTCCACAGTGTAAGGAGCAGTTTGATTATAAGATGAATAAAGGTTGGATACCACAAGAGACTATTGACAGCATTAACAATACAGTTAATTATCCTAATAATCTGATACAAAATGGCAAAAAAGCAGCTGAAGATTGGTTGGGACTTAATGATCCATCTCAAGAGGAAGGTCTTCCTCCAGAAGTTCAATCACAACTTGGTGGTTGTGATGTTACAAGTTTAGAGTGTGGGTTGCCAACAGTTACATTCTTTGGTGGTGGTGGAGTAGGTGCTGCTGGTCTTGCTGTGGTTGATTCTATAGGTAGAGTTTCTGGAGTCAACATGACAAGTTTGGGATCAGGATATTCTCAGGCACCATATATTTCATTTGATGATCCATGTAATAATGGAATTGGTGCAGCAGGTGTTGCATACATTCAAGATGGTAAAGTGACATCAGTTGAGATGACCAGAAATGGATATGGATATTTAAATGCTACCAGCTATAATTCTGGATTTACTGATCCATGTTCTACACCATTGATAGATTCTAGTGGAACTGAAGTGACTGGATATGTAACTGGAGTAACTATAGTTAAACCTGGAATTGGGTACAAGTCATCAGATCCAATTACTGATGATGCATGTCCAAATGATTTAGAAATTTATCCAATTGTAGATGACTTAGGAAGAATTACTGATTTTAATATTGTCAATCAGGGAACAATTAGAGTGACCCCAGATCTAGTAATAAATAGCGAAGATGGTGAAGGTGCTATCATCAGACCAATCTTGGCATTCAAACCTGTTGAGAAACAACCAGCAAAACCATTAAAAATTAAGAAAGTAGTATTGTGCTCTGAAGATCATGGCTTATAAACACCCACCTAAAGGTTATGTAATTAATGATGGTGACTATGGAACCATCTTTATTGGATCAGATAAAGATACCAAGGTAGATCGCAATAGGCAAATTGAAATTCACTCAGCATCTGATGGATGCTTAAAGTTTTATGAAGATGGTGGGTTTGAACTTCAAAGTCAATCAACTTCACAATCAGACAACTTTAATAGTAATGGTATAGATGGTCTTTTTATAGGAAATACTGGTAAAGGAATTTTCATATCTGCGCCAAAAGGAGCAATAACTTTTAAGGCAAGAGAAATTAGATTTGAATCCACCTCAAGTGAAGATCCTGTGGTAATCAGAGGATCAAAAGTGACCATTGAAGCAGATGATATAATCAAACTTGATGGTTCAATAGTTGCAGTTGGGGCAAGAACTAGAATGTTATTCCGTTCTCCTGGATCAATTATTATTAATTCTAGTACAGGAGTTTCAATTGTTGAACCTAAAATTTCATTATGTCCTGCAGATTTATTAACCTCAGTGGTTTCATTGATGACAAACGTATTTGGGTACTGATATGGCAACTATTAACACTATAGAATCAGAATCAATTCAGGTTGGTAGGGCATTAACTCCCCCAATTTCTGCAGTGGATGTTTGGCCATCTCTTGATCCAACTGCGCCATTTTCATTACAGAATTGGGGAATTTCAAATTTCCAAGGAGTTCATAATCAAATTGGACTCCATAATGGCATTGGATCACATATTTTAACAGGTCTTTCTTCTCTTATTGGTTTCAAGACTGCAGTTGGAGGAGAAGCAAATGCACAACCAGCAAAAGAAGATGCTGCATTGACACAAACTATATCTACAGCAGTGCTTTTGGAACTTTGGTGTGGACCAACGACTCATATTACATTAAATCCTGCAGCAGGGTTTTTAACAGGAGTATGGAGTTATAATGGATCAAACATTTGCGCTCCATGTCCTTCTGACCAAAGAGCAAAAACAAATATAGTCAATTTAGAAAAATCTTTAGATAAAGTATTAAGTTTACAGGGAGTATCTTTCAATTGGAATCCAGAAGTTGTTCCAATTAGAGCAGAAAAGCAAGAAAATTCTGTTGGATTTATTGCTCAAGAAGTTGAAAAAATAGTTCCAGAAGTTGTGGTCACTGAAACTATTGAGAACCAAGAACTTAAAACAGTAGAGTATGGAAATCTTACTGCACTTTTAGTAGAAGCAATTAAAGAACAACAAGAACAAATTAATGCACTCAAGCAGACAGTTGAGGATCTGTCCACCAAACTTGCAGACTGCTGCTCCTGATGCTATGATGGATGGGTAAGCAAGACTGTACCCACCATGCAAATCAATCGTGATCAATTGAATGAACTCAATGGCATTCTTGAGGATTGTGCTTCTCATTTTTGTGGTGAGAACATGGTTAGTGGTGAGACCTTTTGGACTTGTGTAGAGTGCTTTGCAACTGCCAAGATTGCTGAACTGAAAGGTGAACTTGCTTATGATGAATGTAACCCAGGGTTGACAGAAT